TCCGGACAGAGCGGACTCACTTATTTACTCGTTAGCTGATATAATCAGTACAGAAGACGAGGCGAAAGCCAGTACCGGTAAAGATGTAGCTTCTAGATTAAAAGAACGTATGAGAGAATAAAAATAAGGAATATACTATAGATATGAAGATAGGACCAATAAAAATCTCACTAGCCAAGCCTACACCTCCGGAAGTCGGCGTAGAAGTTGGTACCTCGACCGTCGGGTTAATGCCCTCGATATTCGGCGACGAGTTTATAGATACATCTAAAGTTAAGGTCGCAGACTTTAAGAAAATGCTCGATACCGACGGTACGGTACAAGCTTTATTTAATACGATAGTAATGCCCTTACTCGGCTCTAACTGGTCTATCGAGCCGGACGACGACTCTCCGGAAGCTATAGCACAAAGCGAGTGGGTAGAAGATAGACTACGCTTACCGCCGCATAAAGGCGGTATGTCTACGCCTATGGATTTAGTTTTAGCTCAAGCTCTACGAGGAGTTATAGAGGGCTACGCCGGATTCGAGAAAGTCCTAGAAGTTAAAGACGGACGAGTAGTATTTAGAAAAGTAGCTTGGAGAGACCCGACGACTCTAGCTATGCGTACCGACGACCGAGGCGGATTTAACGGATTTAAACAACGAGCTTTTATCGGAAGCGATTACCGAGAAGTTATTATCCCTCTAGAAAGGGCTTTTCTCTATACCTACGGTAAAGAGTTCCATAACCTAAAAGGTCGTTCGGCGTTTACCGCAGCGTACGTATCCTACGATAAGAAGCGACGACTACACTACTTTATGGAGCAACAGGCACAAAGCGACGCTCTAAAGACTAAGGTAGTTACCGGTAAAGAGAAAGCTACGCAGGACGAGCTAGACGCTACCGTCGAAGCCGTAGACGAACTAGGCTTTAAAGCTACCGTCGGTCTACCGAACGGCTATACGCTAGAAGCTCTTAATACCGGCTCTCAATTCGACTTAATGCCGTACGTCGAGCACCATAACGCAGAAATGGCTCGAAGCGTCCTAGCGATGTTTATTCTTCTCGGTACAGGCTCTAAGACCGGTTCGTATAGCCTTAGCCAAGACCAGAGCGACTTCTTTATTCAAGCTCTTAAATCGGTACGTAATTCTCTCGCTACCCATATTACGAGCTATCTTATTCCCGACCTATATAACTACAACTTCGAGAAGCCTCTCTACGGTACGTTTAAGTTCGAAGACCTTACCGACTCTACTATCGACCTATTAAAGCAGGTCTTTATTAAGCTAACCGAAAAAGATAAGTTGCCGCAGGAAGTTATCGACGGAGTAGTACAGAAAGTCGCCGATAAGCTCGATATAGACGTAACCGTCCTCGAAAAAGCTACGTCCGGCGAAGATGACTCGGCTAACGAAGACGATACCTCGAACGACGTTCCGCCTCCTCCTACGGAGAATAGCCGACGCAATCTAAGTACCGACGGTTGGCGTCGAGACCTTACTCCGGCGGAGAAAAAGGTTAACTTTACCGGAATAGATAAGAAGCTTAATAGCCTCGAAGCCGAGTACGAACGCTCTATCCGTCCTATTTACGACGAGATAGTCGTTAAGGCTACGGCTAAAATAGACGGCTACCTAGAGAATAAGTCCTATAACAAGATTACCGAGAAGAATATAATCGACGAAAACCTACGTAATCAGTACGTCCGAGCTATTAAAGAGTCTGGTCTAGAGGCTTACGTTTACGGTAAGAACGGAGCGTCCGACGAACTCGGCGTAAAAGCTCCGGTAACTCCAAAAGAATCTAAAGACTTCTTTAGAGATAACGCTACTTCCGTCGCCGATAAGCAATTCGCCGACCTAACCTTTAGAATTACGAACGAAGTATCGAAAGGTCGACGTAAAGACCAGCTTTCTAAGTTCTCTATAGGAGATATTCTCGCTAAGATTACGGCGGTATTCTCCGCTTTCTATACCGATAATATCGCTCTATCCGCCGCAGCCGTCGTATCTATCGGCGTTAACCGAGGTCGTAAAGACGTGTTCGCCGATAACGCTAGCGATATTAGCGAATATCAGTACTCGGCTATTCTAGATACGAAGACTTGTCCTATCTGCGACGACCTAGACGGAAGCGTAGTCGACGAAGCCGAATATAAACGTACCGAGTTCGACCCTCCTATACATCATCACTGTCGCTGTATTTGGGTAGCTATCCTAAAAGACGAATTAGACCAACCTACTATAACCGGACTTCCGGATAAGCCAGGCGGAGTAGACGAGCCTAGCCTTACTCGTAACCTAGCCGATAAGGTGGAGGAGCTAGCTAACGAAAAGGTTAATCAAGCAGTCGAAAAATTGCTTCGAGAGGAGTAATCGACTATGCCTAGTAAGCTAGAACAAATCGCTTTAAAGAGAAAAAGAGAAGCCGAGGAAGCTAGAGAAGCCGAGATTAAAGAACTCGCTATCGTAATAGCTTCGGAGACTATATCTCGCATTAAGAATCTTACCGCCGACGAGAAGAAGCCGTTAGAAGCTACTATATCCGAACTCGCTAAAGGGCTAGCCGAAGCGGTAGCTCTTAGTAACGAAAAATTAAACGGCGATATATCGGTATCTTTCGCTAAATTAGTCGATAACTTTAAGTCGTCTATACCGGAGAAGTTCGATAATAAGCCGAACGAGGAGCTATTCGCTAGGATAGCCGACGGTATACTGAAGTTCGATAACGCTATTAAAAGCCTCGAGCTTAATCCTACGATTAACCTTAAAGGTATTACGGCTACGGAATTAAAAGCCGAAGTCGACCGTTTAATAGATAAGCTCCCGAAACCGGCGAAAGATAGCGTTAAAATCGAGTACGAAAAAGCCGGAGCGACTAATTATATAAACGTCCGGCTAACCGACGGCATAAACTTTTATAAGGCTCTCGGCGGAGGAGGTGGCGGAGGCGGAGTAGCTCCTCTCGTAGAACTAACCGCTCCGACCGCTAAATACGGCTATAACGGTAAATCCGAGACGGCTAGTTATCAGTACCTTTTTTTCGAGGATAAAGACCTTAATTGGTATATTCTACGTAAGAACTTAACGACGAATATCGTAGACTACGTTAAAGGCGAGGGAGGTTTTATGTCGGTATACGATAGTCCGACTACCGCTCCTAGTCCGGCTAGCGAAGACTACGGTAGCTACGGAGAGATATTTTAATAATTATGGTAAAATCTAAGATAGGAGAATCTACTATGAGTAAAGAAGAAAAAGCTATACCCACAGAAATGGAAGCAACACTTACGCCGGTTGCAGATAAGACGGCGGTAACAGTCGGGCTATTATACGAGAAGCTCTGCCGTACTTATAATCTTAGCCTCGAGGAGATTCGAGAAGCGACGGTTACTATCGTAAACGGCGAAGTATCCGTTAAAGTAAAAGAATCTAAGAAAGAGGAGAAAAAAGAAGATGAGTAAAGCTAATAGTACCGAAAACGATACGCTAGACGCTATTTTACGAGCCGTAGACCCGTCTTGGCGTTCTAACGCTAACCGCTATATAGCTCTTTATACTGCCGACCCAGGCGAAGCCGGTTCGGCTACTACTAACGAAGCGACCTATACTAATTATGCTCGAGTAGCCGTAACCGCAGCTACCGGCTTTTCGGCAGCTTCGGGAGGTTCTAGTTCTAATACTGGTCTTATTCAGTTCCCACAATGCGGAGCGAGCGGTAATACGATTACTCACGTAGCTATCGTTACTACAGCTTCGGGAGCAGGGCAGATTCTTTACTCCGGAGCTTTAAACGCTTCTCTAGCCGTCGCTAACTTGATTCAGCCTCAATTCTCGGCTAGTGCGTTGACTATTACGGAGGATTAAGCTCTATGTACCACTGTCAAGCTTGTAAATTAAAAGTTATAGTTATAGGCGAAAAAGTTATTAAAGCCTGTAAGTGCGAAGCTCCGGTAGTAGCCGAGCTAGTCGCTACAATGGCCGGTAAGGGAGGGGTTAGTAATTAAATGGCAGGATTCGCTAACGTAAAAGAAGTAGTAGACGCAGAGCTAAGAGGTGCGTCTCGCTTTTCTACGTGGCGAAAATCTCCGTCTCAAGTTACTACGGCTCGTATATGGTTCGATTTATCTATGAGTCCAGGAAACCCAGTTCCTAAATATTGGTTCGACGCTCCGCCTTTAATCGCTAAAGCGGTAGCTCAGTCTACGGACGGCGGATTATATCACGGTTTAGCGGTATCTCCTTTAAAGAAGTATCTTAGAGAGACTACTCAAATAGCTATCGTAGCTACGGCTCTACCTATGCCGATGATATTGTGCGACTACTTACTTTACTATCCGTCTATAGACGACTCCACCCTAGACCCTCAGATAATGGATAATACCGTAACGCTTCCGAGGTATAGCGACGGAGAGGGCGTACAGATGATAGCTTTAAGCGTCGCCGGACGTACCGGAGGACAGACTTTTAGCGTTACCTATACTAATAGCGAGGGCGTTACCGGACGAGTTACTCCGAACGTACCGCAGAACTCCGCAGCTTCTATCGGCTCTATTATTACGTCCGACGGTGCCGCAGTTAATACGGCTGGTCCGTTTATACCGCTACAGCAAGGAGATACCGGCGTTAGAGCTATAGAAAGTGTTACTATGAATGGGGCAGACGTAGGACTATTTACTATAGTTCTCGTAAAACCTTTAGCTCAGACGCAAATTAGAGGTATAGACGCTCCAGTCGAGAAAGATTATTTATTAGAATCCGGCTCTCTACCAGAGATAAAAGACGACGCTTATCTTTCGTGGATATGTTTACCTCAAGGAAGTTTAGCCGCAACGCCGATTCACGGTACAATAAAGGTAATATGGAATTAAAAAAAGGAGACTAAAATATGAGCGGATTCACTAGCGTAGACGATTTAGTAAACGAAATGACGGTTAACGGTAAGTTTAAGCGTACGGACTGGAATAAAAATACGTTCGCTACAACTGCTCAAACCGCCGGTATGTGGTATTCGCTATTTAGGGGAGCAGGAAACCCGACCGCCGATACTATTCTCGGTACTGGCACCAACCTAGCTTTTCAGGCTTTAACGGATACCACGGCTAACGCTACCGGAATACCTCACGGTGGAAACGTCTCTCCAGATACAAAGCATATCTTAAACGCTTCGGCTTTTTCGGCGGCAGCTACGAGTATGCCAGCCGTTCTAATGCTCGTCGACTTACTCGGCTTTTATCCTATTACCTCGGTTACTACTACAGGCGACCAAGCTCTAAATAATACGGTTACTCTGCCTCGATATACTAACGGCGAGGGCGTACAAGCCTTTATTACTCCTAGTACGGTAATGGGAGCCGGTACTCCGAATATTCGCTTAACTTATACCGACTCCGACGGTAACGCCGGTAATCTTACTCCGGCTACTCTACCGTCCGGATTAACCGCCGCACCGGTAACTTCTATCGTATATAGCGGTACTGGAGCCGGTAAGTATGGTCCGTTTATGCCTCTCGCTATCGGAGATAAAGGTATTCGAAGCGTCCAACAGTTTAACCTATCCGCTACTTATACCTCCGGAGTTCTAAACCTAGTACTTTGTAAGCCACTTCTTACCCTGCCTATGACGACTATCGGTGTAGCTTCCGAAAGAGATTTATTAAATCAAGTACCGAGCTTGCCTAAAGTAGAGGACGGAGCTTGTCTAGCGTGGTTGATGTACGCCGGAGCGGCAACTCCGGTTAACTCCGCCTTTTACGGACATTTAGACTTCGTATGGGGTTAGACCTATGCTACTTGGCAACTACTCCGTATTAAATAAAAACCCAGGACGTACACTCGGAGGCTCGACGGTATCCGATACTCGAGCTAACTTTAATAAGTCTGGAGCGGTTCAAGGTAGGTTTTACGGAGAGGCTTCGGTAGACGGAGAGACCGACCGTAACTCTACTCCTAACGGCTATAGACCGCCGTATTCGTGGGTACTATCTCCTAAAACCGGAGGGCTATCGTCTTACGGTTCTCTAGCCGGAGACGGAGACATAAGCTTTTCTAACCTAGCCGGAGGATTAAACGCCGAAGCTTTATTAGCCGGTTCGGGTGCTATATCGGACGCAGCTTTAGGACTTATCGCTTCCGCCGTAGCTACTCTATCGGGTTCGGGTGCTATATCCGGAGATATAGTCGGTAAGCTAGAAGCGACCGCCGACCTAGCCGGTAGCGGAGACTTAACCGGAGCTTTAGGAGCATTAGCCGACTGCGTAGCCACCTTAATAGGTACTGGTACTTTAGATAGCGATATTACCGCTAAGGCTAATTTATCCGCCGATATTACACCGTTTACCGAACTAAGTCCGGAAGCTTTAGCCGCAGCCGTTTGGAATGCCGTCGCTACGGTATTTAACTCTGCCGGTACAATGGGAGAGAAGTTAAACGACTCGGGTTCGGCTTCTAACCCTTGGGCTACCGACTTAGGCGGAAAGACCGCCGGAGACCGTCTAAAAGACGCAGACGACCAAAGCTTCTTAGCTAGCGTTAAATAAATGATAATATGCTATCATAAAACTATGGAGAAAAAATATGCCTAAGAAAACTAAATACGGTAATATTCTACAGTTCGCTAGCGAGGATACTCAGAAAGCGACTTTTAAAGGTACTATCTACCGAAAACAAATAGCCAAGTTCGGACAGTGGGTTAATCCTGACTATCCTTGGTTCTCCGACGACCCTAATATGACTCTCGACGAAGCTTGGGGCGAAACGATAGTTAAGAACTTTAACGACGACGCTCTCGGCTCTCCTGTTCCTGTTCCTCTAAACCATACCGACGACGTTCGAGTTAATACCGGACTCGTAGAATCTCTAGAAGTAGTAGCCGGAGACGGTCTCTACGCTAATCTAAAGATAGCCGACGACGATACTATAGATAAGCTAGATAAAGGTCTTATATTCGACGTATCTATTAGCTTTATGTGGGATTTTATCCGACAAGATAACGGTAAGCATTACGGAGCTACTCTATTACACGTAGCTTTAGTTAATACTCCGTATCTAATAGGTATGACAGCTTTCGAAAAAGTAGGAGAAGCTTTAAGTAAGCTAAGTAAATCATTTAAACCGGTAGGGTTATCGCTCGCTACAGACGGTGCTATAATGCTATCAAGAACGAAAGTAAAGGAGTTATCTAACGTGGAAGAATCAACTATCAAAAACGACAAAGAGTTCGACGTAACCGTTACCTATAAGGACGGCGACGAAGACGTATCCGTAGTAGTAAAAGCCGGAGAAGAAGTAACCGTTCCTACGGAAGTAGCCGAAGAAGTTACTACTCAAATCGCCGACGCTGTAGCTCCTACCGAAGACGAAGACTCTAACTCGGACGACGAGAATAAAGACGAAGACGCTAATAGCGACGACGACTCTAGCGAAAACGCCGACGATAAAAAAGACGAAGAAGACGAGGACGAGGAAGCCGATAAAGATAAGGCTCTCGCTAAGGCTCAACTTAAAAACGCCGAATACGCTATTAAAGAGCGTTACCAAGCTCTACTATCCGCCGGTAAAGTTATTCCGGCTCAGGAAGCTAAGATTATGGGGCTTGCTAAACTAGGACAGGGCGTACAGCTCTCTACCGAAGCCGGTAAGAAAATTGACTTAGCTACCGTAGTTCTTGATATACTCGAAGCTGGAAACGTAAAGTTTTCAACCGAGGAAAACGGTTCAGATAAGGAAGATGAGAATCAGGACGACGATTCTTCTCAGAACAGCGACGAAAATAAGAAGCCGTCCGAAACACTTTCAGAAGCAGAACTAGCAGGATTTAAAGCTGTTGGAGCTGACCCCGCAAAAATGGACGAGCTAGCGGAGAAAGACCCAGTCTTTCGGGAGGCTCTCAAATCATTAAGTAATAAGTATCAGAAGAAAGGTACAAAGTAATGGCAGATATTACAGCTCGCAAAGCTAGTACAGACCGTCAAGACGGTTTAGTATACCCATTCAAAATGGGAGTCGAAGAAGTCTTCGAGGGTGCTTTAGTCGCTATCAACGCCGCAGGTTACGCAGTTAACGCCGGAGACGACGCTAACGCAGTAGTCGTAGGTGTAGCCGACGAAAGCGTCGATAACTCAGGCGGTTCAGCCGGAGATAAGGAAATCCAAGTACGCCGAAGTGGTGTCTTTACGTTCGTGGCTAACTTTAGTGCCGCTCAAGCAGACGTAAATACTCTCTGCTACGCAGTGGATAACCAAACGGTCGACCTTGCCGCTAATACTACTAACGATATTCTCGTCGGTCGTATTGTAGAGGTACTATCATCAAGTAAAGTTCGTGTCGATATTCGAGACCGAGCGTAATAGGGTAAGAAAGGTAACATACTAAAAATGGAATCAGTATTAGCAAAAGGCTTGCTTACCAACTTCTTCGAGGGTTATAACTCGGAAGAAACGCATTGGCAAGAAGTCGCAACAAAAGTACCAAGCACAGCACGTAGCGAAAACTACGCTTGGATTGGTAGTATCCCACGTTTGCGTAAAATGCGTGGCGAAAGAATCCCTAAAAAGCTTCTAGAGCACACTTATACGCTTACTAACGAGGAGTACGAAGCTTCTATCGAAGTTAAGCACGCAGATATTAAAGACGACCAAACAGGACAGTACGGTCTACAAGCTAAGTCTATCGGTGAGTCCGCTAAGGTCTTCCCCGACGAACTTATCTTCGAAACTTTGCTTCCTGGCGGATTTACTAGTCTATGTTACGACGGACAGTACTTCTTCGATACGGACCACCCTATCGGCGAAACTGGTTCGACTCAGAGTAACAAGATTACTTCTGCTCTCGACGCTACTAGCTTCCAAACAGCTAGGACAATGCTTCGTAAGATGAAAGACGACTTTGGTCGTCCTACGATGAATCGCAATATGGACTTGCTTATCGTAGTTCCTGCCGACCTAGAGTCTACAGCCGAGACTATTTTCGAGGCTCTAGTTAACTCTAACGGCTCTACCAACACCCTAAAGGGTAAGGCTCGTATC